GTCCGATCCGTTCGGAAGTGGGGAGCCGGTGCCGGCGGTTACTGCTGCTGAACCCGCCGATCTGGACGAAGAAGCCAAAGCCCTCCTGATGCGCGCGACGCTGCGCAAGGAACTCGGGCTCGCGGCCTGAAATCAGAACAGGATGACGGAATGAAGCACGCCGACATCAAGGCGATGATGGCCGAAATTGCGCCTGTCATCCGCGAGTTTACCGCCGCCTCGCTTGCGCCTGTCATGGACAAGCTCTCTCAACTGGAGAAGCGGTTGGATGAACTGCCGACGCCAAAAGACGGCAAGGACGCTGATCCTGAAGCCGTTTCGTTGCTCGTAGCGGAGAAGATGGCCGGCGAGCTAGCTGAGTTGCGCGCGGCTTTGGAGGTGAAACCGAAGGACGGCGAGAGCGTCAGCAATATCGACGTGGAGATGATCGACGGCGGCGCAACGGCGGTCTTCAAGTTCACGGTCGGCGACACCGATCATGTTTTCGAGGTTCCGCTGCCTTCTGGTCCTGCTGGCCAAAAGGGCGATGCAGGAGAGGCGGGCCAGGACGGCCGCGACGGTATCGACGGGAAGGACGGGCGCAACGGACTGGACGTGAAAGACCTGTTCCGTGCCGATGGCGGGCGGCTGGTCGCGGTCATGAGTGACGGCACGACAAAAGACCTTGGCGTCTTTGTTGGCAAGGATGGTGCGCCCGGTGCGGACGGCGCCGATGGCGTCGGCTTTGACGACATGACCTGCGAGGTTCGCGAGGATGGCGTCTACCTCGTCTGGGAAAAGGGCGAAGTGTTGAAGGAGGCCCGGCTGCCAGTCCCGGTCGATATGGGGGTCTACAAGGCGGATACGGCATACAAGCGTGGCGCATGTGTCACTTGGGGCGGCTCGGTCTGGATCGCACAGAAGGATGATCCTGCCGGCAAGCCCGACGCGCCGGACAGTGATTGGAGGTTGGCGGTGAAGCGTGGCCAAAATGGCAAGGATGCGAAGTGATGGCCGCGCTTGTCACCGTTGAGGAAGTCAACAACGCGCTGAGGCTCGATCTGGAGCTTGATGCTGATCCTTATGCTGGTGACGGCGACACATCACGGCTCGATGATATTGAAGCCAAGATTGACCAGGCATCGGACGTGGTGCTCGACTACATCAAGAACCCGGATGGCACTGGCGATTGGGATGTTTCGACCGCACCGCCCCGTGTGAAAGCAGCGACGATCATCGTTGTGCGCTGCCTTCTCGACGATACAGAGGAAAGCTTGGCCATGCTTTCCGGTCTCGCCGGGGCATCGCCCGCAGACATGCGAAACCCGATTGCTGCACTTCTCTGGCGCCTGCGTGACCCGGCGCTCGCATGATTTGCTGCGGAAGCTGGATCGAGGAGATGGTCATGAACCAGAAGCGCGTTCGCTTTCTCAAGGATTTCGACTGGAAACCGTCAGCGATGGTCACAGTCGCCTATCGAGCCGGCGAAACAAAGCTTGTAGATGCGGCTTGCGCGGAAGCGGCGATTGCGCGCGATGCGGCGGAAGCGGTGGCGTTCCCCGTCCCTGACATCTCTGCCGTTAAGAAGGCGCGGCGAAAGTCCGATGTCTGACACACGGCATGGTGCGCTTCAGTACCGCGTTCATTGTCAGTCGCGCGATGAGACTGACGATGGCTACGGCAACCCGGTCTCGGGCGACTTTCAGACGCGCTTCACTGCATGGGCCGCGTATCGTCATTTGCGGGGGACGGAGACAGTCATGGCGGCACGGCTGGAGAACCGGCACCCGATCATCGTGTCGCTTCGGGCCAGCCCGGCCACGAAGCAGATTACATCGACGTGGCGGCTGGTGGATGCGCGCGACGGGATCGAGATGGCGGTGAGGGATGTGACGCACGAGCCAGACCGCAAGTGGATTTCTCTTCTCGTGGAGAGGGGCGTGGCCGCGTGAGGATGAAGGCCAAGATGCTTGGCCGCGATGCGGTCATGCGGAAGCTACGCCAACTCCTGCCGGACACCGAAAAGGAACTTGCAGAGGAACAGCTTGCAGTCGCGCGCGAGCTGGCAGGCCAGATTGCTGCGCGAGCACCATCCCGAACGGGGCAGTATCGCGCCAGCATTCAGGGCGACAGGCTTTCCAGCCGGCCCGGCAAACGGGCGCTCGGGCAAGGCTTACGAGGCGGCACAAAGGACCCGAACGCGACAGGCGTCTTTGCTGAATACATATGGCGGTTTCTTGAGTTCGGGACCGTCAAGATGTCCCGCCGCCCGCACGTATTTCCAACCTACCGCGCCTACCGGAAGAAGCTGCGGCGCAGGATGTCGAATGCGGTCAATCGCGCCGTCAGGAAGGCGAACAAGAAATGAGTTCAGCCGTTCTGGAACTGCAAAAGGCGGTCATCGATGCGCTCAAGGCGTCTGCTGGAGTAACGGCGATTGTAGGCCAGCGGGTTTACGACGCAGAGCCACGCGGCAACGGCGGCGCGATTTCGGCATCGTTCCCTCTCGTGTCTCTCGGCTCAAGCGATGAACTGACTGAAATGGCAGACTGCATCGACCTGCTGGAGGTGAGTTTCGATATCGATTGCTGGTCGCGCAAGCCGGGCTTTCCGGAAGTCCGGCAGCTTTCGCACGCGGTAAGGGCGGCGCTTCACGATGCCAACCTGAACCTTCCGACGAACGCAATAGCGATCCTCGCCCATGAGCAGACGCGGACATTCCGCGATCCGGACGGGCTGACGAGCCACGCAGTGCTGACATTCAGCGCGGCCCTGGAACAGAACTAGCCATCACCACCTGAGCAACGGCAACCGACCGCCTTTGTGGCGGCTTTTTTGTATGGAGACACGACAATGGCCCAGCCAACCACCATCAAAGGCGGGAAGGTCAAGATCCTTCTGGAGACGGACACGCCCGGCGTCTTTGCCGCCCCTTGCGGCTTCACCCAGCGCGCGGTCACGCTCACCAAGGCTCTGAACGAGTTCCAGATCCCAGATTGCGACAATCCCGACGCCGTTGACTGGCTGGGCCGTGATGCGGTCTCGCTGTCTATGTCGGTTTCGGGCGAGGGCATCCTTGCTTCGGAAAGCGTGGAAACGTGGCTGGAGGCATGGGAGGACGTGGAGTCCGTCAATGTGAAGGTCGAGTGGGAGTTCCCCGCGAAGACCATCACCTGGACCGGCAAGATGCATGTCGAGAGTTTCGAGACAACGGCGCCGAACGCTCAGCGCGTCACGGCGAACGTCTCGATGCAGTCTGACGGCCCGATGGTTCGGTCGGTCACGCCGGCGTCGTAATGAGCCGGGACGCGACGATCACGGCCGACTTTGCCGATGGTCCTCATGTGTTTCGTCTCGCATGGGGTGAACTGGCGAAGCTTCAGGACGAGCGCGACTGCGGGCCATATGAACTGATGAACCGGCTTATCGGCGGGTCTTGGCGCGTGCAGGACATTTCCTCCGTCATTCGTCTTGGGCTGGTCGGTGGCGGGATGGAGCCGGTGCCGGCGATCAAGCTTGTGCGGGAGTACGTCGAAGCGCGCCCGCCGATGGAAAGCCACGATCTGGCGCTCCGCATCATTGGGGCGGCGCTCGTCGGGGCCCCAGAGGAAAAAGTCGGAAAAAAAGTCGAGGCGGCAAGCCCCGAGACGAACAGCCCCTCCCAAACGGGAAGCTGAGGTTTGCCGCAATCTATGCAAACGGCGTGGTGATGGGTCTGTCGCCGGCTGAGGTGAACAGGCTTTCGGTGTTTCAGTACATGGCGGCCTTGGAAGGCTTCATCGAGGCGAACTCGCACGACAGCGAGAAGGCGCTTTCGGAAGCCGAGAAAGACGCGCTGTGGGACTTCATCCAATCTTGAAGGTGATGCATGGCGGATGAAGACCTCGTCCTATCGATCTCGGCTGACACGCGGCAAATCCTGCGCGCGCTGAACCGTCTCCAGACAGAGACGAACAAGACGACTGCGAACATCGAAAAGCAGTTCAACAAGACCGGTGACAGGCTGGGACGCAGTTTCGATGGGCTAGGCAGGAAGCTCGCTGGAGCATTCGCGTTGGCAGGTGGCATTCGCGGGCTCCAGTCACTTCTCGACAGTGCGACCAAGATTGACAATGCGCTGAAGGTCGCCGGCCTGTCGGGCGAGGAACTAGAGAGGGTATATAATCGGCTGCGCGACAGCGCGGTAAGGAATGCGGCTCCGCTCGAAACGCTGGTCCAGCTATATAGCCGAGCATCTATGGCTGCCGGAAATCTCGGCGCATCACAGGATGATCTGATCAAATTCAGCGACAACGTAGCCATGTCACTGAAGGTGAGCGGTCAATCCGCGACGGAGGCGTCCGGCGCGCTACTACAATTGTCGCAACTTCTTAGTGGCAGTGTTGTCCAGGCGCAGGAATATAATTCACTGATTGACGGGGCTTACCCGCTTCTCCAAGCGGTGGCAGCCGGTCTCAAAGAAGCGGGTGGAGACGTTGGCAAGCTGACGGCATTGGTCAAATCAGGCCAGGTTCCGACGAAAGCGTTCTTCGACGCGTTTCAAGCGGGCGCATACGTGCTGGAAGAGAAGGTCGCTGGTGCGGCGCTTACGACGAGCCAGTCCCTTGAGAACGTACGCACGGCAGCGCTCGACGCCATGCGCGACTTCGCGCGCGGTAGCACGGGGGCGGATACCCTCGCTGAAGCCTTCCAAATGCTTGAAGGCGTTATTAACGCGATCAATTTTGAAGAGTTTGGCGCCGAGGTTCGAAAAGTCATCGGCTGGATTGATGACATAAAGAATGCGCTGCGCTTCGTGCAGGGGCTTGGGCCGTCAATTGGCGCGGCTACTGGCCTCGATCGCGTTGGCGAGTGGCTAACAGGCGGAAAGGGGCAGGTTGACTTTTTGGGTGGTTCGCTTGGGATCCAGTCCACGCGGGCGCTCCAAGGTCGGATTGATGCAGCTTTTGGCAACGCGGTTGATGCAGCGGGGTCGGCTACAGAAGCCGCTATCCAGGCGTGGGTCCAGAGGAACTACGTCAACCTTCCCGCCACCGCCCCAGTCCCAGGCACGAAGCCGAGCGAAGTTTCGTTGGGCAGCTATGACCCGCCCAAGGGAGAAGGGAAAGGATCGAAGGGCCGCGGTGCGCGCGAGGATTCCTACCAGCGTGAAATCCGCCAGATACAGGAGCGCACAGCCGCGTTGCAGGCCGAGACGGCCGCGATGTCGCTACTCAATCCGTTGGTCAACGACTACGGGTACTCTCTCGAAAAAACGCGCGCCACACAAGAACTGCTGACGGCGGCACAGCGCGCCGGGCTGGAGATTACGCCCGAACTCATGGCGCAGATCGAAGCGCTGGCGAGCGGCTATGCCGATGCGGAAGTGGCGGCGGCGAAATTGCAGGAGCAGCAAGAGGCCATCGTTGAGGCGTCCGATTTCGTGAAGGACGCGCTTGGCGACATGGTGATGGATATGGTTCCTGCGATCGAGACTGGCAATTCTGCGCTCGACAAGTTTCTGAACACCCTGATCGAGGCCGTGGCGCAAGCCACCCTGCTAGGGAAGGGGCCGCTGGCTGGCATATTCGGCATGGCTGGCGGCGGACTTTTCGGTGGGGGCTTCCTTATCCCCGGCATTCTGCACAGCGGCGGCGTGGCAGGTGTTCATGGGTACGGGCATGGTCGAGCCGTTTCGCCAGCGGCGTTCGCCGGGGCACAACGTTATCACACAGGTGGGATTGCGGGACTACGACCTGACGAGGTGCCCGCCATCCTTCAGCGTGGGGAGATTGTCCTTCCGCGCGGGACGCAGATGGGCGGCGGCCAATCCTTCAATATGCCCATCACGATCAACGCCCCTGGAGCTGATGCGGCCGCGCTGGCGCGCGTCGAGCGCAGCGTAAAAGACTTGGCTGGCAGCATTCCGAAACAGGTCGCCGTCACGCAACAGAAGATGCAGACCCGGAAATGGCGGCCATAGTCAGTCGTTGAAAAGTCTGTCGGGCAGGCAGGTTATCGATCCGATACCGAGCCGCTCATTGTAGGTGCCTAGAGCTTCGGCAACGATCTTGAGGTCGCGCTTCCTCGTCTCGCATTCCGCACTTGAGAGGCCAGAGGCGTTGACCCGCTCGGAATTGCCAATGGCATGAACCAACCGAAAGGTTTCTGGAAGCGCCACACTGGCGGAGGCTGGCTGCTGCGGCGGTGTTTGGAAGCCAAATCGAGACAGAATGGCAATACCAGCCACAGCAAGGCCGAACGCTAACAAAGCCCGACCAATACCGGGCTTCCGATCATTTGCAGATTTCATGACCACCTCCCTGAAAAGAGGCAATCACCAATTCATGCCGGAGTCTACATGGCGCGTCTTCTCGAATGGCCGCTCGGCCTGCCTGTCGTTGGCAGGGAGCCCCTGTCGGGGCCCCGCACCGTCGGTGCTGGGTCATCGCAAACGATAGGCGGCTTCGTCCAGACGGTCGCGGCACCGTTCGGCCTGTGGCGCTGGCGCTTTTCGATGAAGCCAATGCGAGGTCAGGTGGCGCGAAGGTATCGAGGCTGGGTTACGGCCTTGCATGGCGGCGCGAATGCCACGCGGGTGCCGTTCTGCGATTGGGACGGTCTCACACCGCAACAGGCGGGCATGGATGCAGACAGCTACGGACAACAGGCGTGGGGCAATGGCATGCCGTGGTCGAATGGGCAGGGATGGCAAAGCACGCCGCCTACGGTGCCGGTGGCCGCTACCGCAGCACGTGGTGACACGATTATCACGCTGACCGATGAGCATTGGGGCTATCGTCTCGGTGTCGGTGACATGCTCGGGTTCTTCCCGCTGCACTTCGGCCTCTACATGGTCACCCAAGAGATGGGCGCGGGCAAATATCGAATATGGCCACCGCTGCGGAGGGCCATCACCGCTGACGATTTCGCCACGCTTCGTCCGACATTGGCGATGCGGCTTGAGAGCGAGGACGCCGCCACTGCACCACGCGATGCCGCTTTTGTAACCGGCGCCAGCGTCACCATGGTCGAGACGCTCGACTACGACGTGCGCGACTATTTCAACGACTAGCTGATCTGGTGGCATATGTCGCTCTTCACGCAAGCCGACCTCGACAGGCTGTCGGGGCCTCACGTCGCGCGCCTGTGGTTTCTGGAAGTTGACATGGGTCCGTCCATCGCGCGCTTCCACAATGGCATCGGCCGGGTGGAGGCGGGCGGCCATGAGTGGATCGGCGTCACTGATCCGATAGGCGGCCAGCTTGTGGGGGTGACGGCGGTTCAGAACCCGAAGTTCGGACAAGCTGCCGTAATCACGGTCACGATTGCCGGCGCGAATGCCGAATTCTTCAAGCGCATGCGAACCGAAGCGGCGAGCTTGGAAGGCAGACCCGCGCGTATGCTTTGGGCGGCTTACGATCCAGAGAGCGAGACGGCTACCATTGACCTCAAGGCGATGTTTCCCGGCAAGATCAGCCGCCCGGTCGTGCAGCGCGAAGGTGTCGGGACGCGGCTGGTGACCATCAACATCGAGGACATGTGGCAGGCGCAGAACTATCCGTTCGGTGGACGCTGGAGCCCGGCCGATCAGAAGCGGCGATATCCGGGGGACAAGGGCCTCGATTACGTTGGCGTGAAGGTCAAGGAGGTGTTCAAGTGAGCGCCCCCACCTCTGACAGGGCCGACAAGCTCGCCGCCTTCCTCGAAAGCCTGCACGACAAGCCGGTGACGTGGGGCAGGGACGATTGCACCGCCGCGCCTGCTGCGTGGGTCGAAGTTGCGATCGGCCGGCATGTACCTGTGCCGCCCTACGTCACCAAAGAAGCCGCGCACGCGTTGATCGAGCAGGCTGGCGACCTCGCCGCGCTTTGGACCGACGTGCTGGCGAAGGTCGATCTGCACGAAACTGGTGGCATCCCGAAGCTTGGCGACATCGGCGTTATCGAATTGAAATCGATGGGGCAGGTGGGCTGCATCTTCGCTGCCGGCGGTGTTGCCGCCATCCGCGCCGAGACAGGTGACGGCATCGGTTCATGGAAGTGGATCGCGCCGCGCCTTCGCTACTGCCGCATCTGGGCTTTGCCGGAATAAATCATGCGACATTTCAGGACTGCCGTGCTTGCGGGGGCATCCCTGCTGGCGATGACGGCCTATGCCTCGGCGGACTTCATCATCACGCCGATCGCGTTCTCGCTTTTTGCCGGTTCGCTCGGCTCGGTGGCGTCGTTTGCGGCCATTTATACCGGTTTGCAGATCGTGGCCTTCGCTGGCCTCTATGCTGCCTCGGCACTTCTGTCAGGCGGCCGCCAGCGTGTTGATCCGGGCGAATACAAGCAGAATTTCGAGAGTGAGGCTGCATCTGAAATCCGGTGCGTCGGCCGTGTTCGTGTCGGTGGCCTGAAGGCATTCGGCAATACGTCGGGCTACACCGGTTTTCGGCTGATCCTGCATTCGAAGGGTCCGATTGATTTCACCGAGGAGCACTATCTTGGCGGCCGCCTCGTGGTTGTGGAGGCGGACGGCAAGGTTTCGACGCCGCCATGGGGTGTTGCTCCGGCGGTCAAGCCGGATGGTGCATGGGCGAAAATCTACAGCAAGCCGGGCGACGGCACGGAGACCTCGTGGCCGATACTCCAGTCGTCGTTCCCGACGCTCTGGGGTCCGGACCATTGGGTGCGTGGCATCGCGCAGAGCCTCGTCCAGTTCGACAGTCCGGGCGTCAACAATTCGGCGCAGTTCGGCAAGCTCTATCAGGGCGGGTATCCTGACTATGAGCGGGTGCAGCGTGGTGAACTGGTCTACGATCCTCGCACCGAAGCAACCGCGTGGACCGACAACGGCATCCTATGTGCCGTTCACATTCTGCGCTCATATCCAGACATTGGCTTCGACGATATCGATTGGGATGATGTGGCGCTCGAGGCTGACAAGGCCGACGAGATCGTCGCGACGAAGACCGGCACGGAAAAGCGCTCTCGCTGCTGGGGCTTCTGGCAGAGCGAGCAGAAGCGCGGCGATGTCATGCAGCAGGTGCTCGACAGCGTCGGCGCCGAGATCAGCACCAATGACGACGGCAAGGTCAGGGTGAGGCTGATCGATGACGCTCGAACCGCCAGCCTGACCTATACCGACAGGCACATCACGTCGTACACGCTGGGCTCTGGCCCTGAAGCGCCGGAGCGGCCGAACCGGTGCAGGGTGAGCTACTACAGCCCAGAGCGCAACTATGCGCTCTCCGATATCGACCTGACCGGCATCGAATGGGCGGAGGTGCAGAGCGAGATCGACGCCTATGGCGAGAAGCCGGTGGACGTGGAGCTTCCGTTCTGCCCATCGCCGTCGCAGGCGCAGCGCATTGCCCGGCGGCTGTTCCTCACGGCGCGCGCTGACCGTGGCACGATCCGGACGAATATGGCCGGGCTCGCGGCTTGGGACCATCCGACGATCAATGTCGAGTTCCCGGATCTGGACGAAACTGCCGTTTGCCTGATCGACCCGGTTCGCATCGACGATGAGGCGGGCGAGTGCGAAATCCCGTTCACCATCCTGCCGGACCTGCCGGCATGGAACCCGGCGACGATGGAGGCGGATGGGCCGGAGCAGATACCCGATTTCGAGTATGAGAGCGATCTGGACAAGCCGGATGCGCCCAGCGTCATGACGGTGGTGAAGTATCCGGACGACAGTCACGAGCTGCGCGTCGTCTATGAGCTTCCTGATGGCGGCCAGACCGCGCAGGCGATCTATCGTGCCTATCCGGGTGGCCTGCCTGGCGCATGGACCAGCATGACTGAGTTCAATCCGCCGGCCACGCTGACCTATGCCTATGCCGAGGTGGATGGAAGCGTGGTGGGGCTCTCCGCCGACACGCGGATGCAGGCATATAACAGCGCCGGCGAGTCGTCCTATTACTCGGACGTGTTCAGCGCCGTGTTGGCCTACGACAACACCGCGCCGGCTGCACCGAGCCTGACCTACGACGAAGATACCGGACTCGGCGAGGTATCGGTCTCCGCCATCAATGCGGCTCGCGTGACGGTGGAGAAGGGACCGTTCTGGGTGGAGGTGCTGCTGGATGCTGCCATCCGGCCAAATCAGACGCTGACCTTCGATCCGAACCTGCCGCCGCCGATCTTCGACACGCCGCAGAATATCGAATACCGCGCCCGCGCCTACGCCTCCGATGGCACGCCGGGCGACTACGCCACCCTGAACATCGGCGTGCCTGCCGGCTGATGCCCGAGCGTCTACTGCTTGGTCTGGCCCAGACCGCCCGATGTAAAACTTTCGGCGTCTTCCATCATTGAACGGAGGTCTCGTGATGCATCAAGCGGCAGTGCGAGTTGAAGAACCTGACCTGTGCTCGTGGTCAGAAGAAGCACCACATTGCTTTGATCTGCCCCTGGTAGAGCTTCCGCCTTTGTCACCGGACGCGGAGCGACAATTCCTGAACCTTGAATGGCATCCATTTTGTCCGTCAGCATCATCGCCAGTTCGGATATCGCGGCGGAAAACTGCTGAAGGTGCACGGTCTGCATCTGCACGACGTATTCTTCTTGGCCCTCCGTCAGAGTGAACGATCCCCACCCGTAGTCTGAGCCGTATTTGAACTGGCTTACCCTGTTCGGTCGAATGCGCTTCGTCATTTCACCCTCCCTTGAAACGCGCTGATCAAAGCAGCGCTTCGCACGGGAGTCGAGCCGGCGCGCTCAGCGACACCCTCTACATCACTGGAGCACCTCATGGCCTTTGGTCCACTCACCAAGACGCCTCACGATGTCTATTCGTCGGTCGACGGCAGCGGCCAGCCGCGCAAGATCGTGGAGCAGGATGCAGAGATCCTCGCGGCCGAGACGCTGGCGCGGATCGATGAGGTCGCCGCGTCCATGGATGAAATCGCGGTCAGTGCGCTGCAAGTGCGATGGACCACAGAGATCGTTTCGGTTCGTGCGACGGCCAATGTCGCGATAGCGACGGCGCTGGAGAATGGCGACACACTCAACGGCGTGACGCTGGTCACCGGCATGAACGTGTTCCTGCCGTACCAGACGAACCCGGCCGAAAGCGGCATTTACACCGTCGTGGCATCAGGCGCGGCATCTCGCGCGACGTGGGCGGATGCGCCGGGCGAATTGGCACGCATCGGCATCCTGATCCAGGCCGGCTCGGTCGGCGCCGGCGAAAGATGGGTGCTGGCGCTGGAAGAAGCAGATATCACGATCGGCACGACGCCACTGGTGTTCTCGCCTTATGGCATAGAGCCGAGCTATGCCGACGAGGTGGAAACGGCTCGCGGCGGCGAGGCTTCGCTCAACGACCGTCTCGATGGCATCCAGTCGTCAACCGATGCTGCGACGACGGCGATCGACACGCTCGAAGGCGTCACCGCCGATCTATACAAGAGTGGCGAGGTTAGCCCGCGCGATGAGATCGCCTATCCGGGCGCCTTCGTGGACGAGGATGACGATCCGCAGAATGTCATCGCCGGTGTCGATCGCAAGACGGGCGAATGGGTGACGCACAGGCAAGCTGTGGAATCGGCGTGGACCGATCCGCGCAACGCGCCACGTTTCAAGCACGTCATCTCTGCCGAGAATGGCGAAGTCGCCATTGGCGTGCGCCATGATGGCAAGGTCGAGTTCGCGCTGAGCGACGAACAGAAGGAGGAGCTCGGCACCTCCGTTGTCTGGCCTGATGCGCTTGGCCTCTCCGATCTCGTCGATGTTGGACCGGCGCAGCGTCAGGCGGATGGCGGCTACATCTTGCCGGCTGTTCAACAGGGTGGGGCGCTCATTGCGCGCATCGTGCCGGGCGATGCGCCTACAGGTTTCATCTCGACCAACGGCGCTGTCGATTTCGACCTGTTCGTTGGTCAGTCGAAAGCTGGACCTGATGACGACATGGCGACCGACATCACCGATGCGCTCGCGCCGCACACGGCGCTCTGCTTTGCCGGCAAGGCACATCAGATGGGCAGTTCATTGCTCTCGGGTGCGTCGCTGACGACTTTCGAGGCGTTGAAGGACGGTGCCGGCGGCAACTATCCCGCCACGCTGGCCCGCTGGGCGCAGGATCGTTTCGCAGCTGAGGCCGGCGTGAAGCGCGCGGGCGCAGTCAGCTTCACCAGTTGGTATGGCGGCCAACCGCTCACCGAGTTCATCGGTGGCAGCAATGTCTGGCTCAACGCGCTGACCGCAGCCGACAGGGCGCAGGATGTGATGACGGCAAAGTACGGCCGTGATCTGGTCTGTCCGATCATCGTCTTCGATCATGGCGAGAGCGGGCGCAACGATGATGAGGACGATGCGGTCAAATACAGCCGCAGCGGCTATGCGGACGATTTCGCCGCCTATGCCGCGGCCTTCCGAACCGCCGTGCAGGCCGAACTGGACCAGCCAGACCTTCCTGACATGCTTTTCGTGCAGATTGCAGAGAGTGCCTGGTACAATGACGCGACGGACGGCCTCAACAACATCAAACTGGCGCAGTTGGACGCTCACGAGATCGGCACCGCCGGCCTGATACTGGCGCTGCCAGACTACCAGCACCCGATCTACTCTGGCGGCGAGGGCATCCATCGCGACTTCGCCGGTACTGCCATGTTCGGTGAGACGGTTGGCTACATCCGGATGCAGCGCAAGCGCGGCCAGTTCAACGGCGCTCTGCGGCCTCTCACGCTGGAACGTGATGGCGCTGACATCGACATCACTTTCGACTTGCCGGGCGAGCCGCTCGCATTCGATGCCGACTGGATCGATGCGACCGGCATCGGCACGACGAAGGGCTTCCGCATCTTCCGCACCTCCGATGATGCGGAACTGACGATCTCCAGTGTGGCGATTACCGGCCGCGACATGGTGCGCATCGCGCTTTCGGCAGACCCGGCCGAGGAGGTCCGTGTCGACTATGCCATCCGCACCCATGCCGCCACCGGATCTGGCGCATGGTCGCTCGGCCGCGGCCTGCTGATGAGCCCGACGCTACAGCGCTCATATTACCACTCGCTCGGCTTCGCCGTGCCTT